CTCTTAGGCTGGTAGCCGGGAGCGCCTCTCGAAGAGCTAAGGTCCGAAGTTTTCGCCACACGCCAATCAAGCGTGTAGATGGAGAGAGTTCTACAGTTTCCCGTAGAGCAAACTCCACACGCGAAGGCAAGGCTGACAGCCCGGCCTCCGTGTCGAGAACCTCTTTCCAAAGCTCCTCTAGACGAGCCCAGCTAGGAAGGATCTTCGGATCCAGTACTCGCAGGGTGTCATCGACTTTCTCGAACCCACGTCTAAACGTGATTGAGAAAGGCCGGACAATCCACTCCAGAAAGAATTCATTCCACATCACGGATTTCTCCGTGATGCCGAAGAACTCATCTGCGGTACCTTTGAAGAAAGGAACTCTCTCGAGTTCCTCCCCTCTCCGGACCCTACCTGCAGCGGCCCCTCCTTTTCCCTTTCGCTTCTCGAAAGTCGCGTCAGTGAATCGGAAGGTGCTTGCAGAGTAAAGTGTCTTGTCGACCTTAAGCAATCGTCTTAGGCAGGCTCCGATGAAGTAAGTCCACATACTTTGGGCAACAACCCATTGTCGTGTGTCCAATACTTCACCGTCCTTTCCGCCCGGGGCCACGGAACTTAACCAAGCCTCAATAGGCATTGGAAAAGCTCCGCCCGGACGGCAGAGATAGCCGATTAGACCTGTTAGGCGATTCCCTACGCCCAACACGACTGGCAGTCGCGCTAGGTTTCGGTAACCGAAGCCGGCAAAGCGTGCTACGGAAGCCAATCGGATCACTCCGAAAGGCATATTCTTGCGAATCAGTTGCTCCAGCGCACCAAGGTGCGTTAGAGCCACTAGCATTTCTGCTAGTGATACTGGAGACGCATCCCGCCCCCGGATCCAAGTTCGCTTCGCGAACTCTAGAGAGGACTGATTCGAGACTAGACTTTTGGCTAAGCCAATCTCTACTCCAATCTCCTCCATGATCCGGAGGTACTCGCGAGCCACGGTGCGGTCAGCGATGACCACATCGTCTCCAAGTACTGCATACCGTAAGAACCATCCTGATTCTTTTGGGTACGCTAACGAAGCTGCATATTGCACGAGTGCATGATGTGTCAACGCGAGCAAAGCCCACGAAGACAACGCCCCCATAGGCTGTCCCACTGTGTAACTAACACAGTCATAGCCTAAGTTGTAAGACTTAGCTATTTTCGGAAGACCGTAAGGTCGCCCTACTAGGAGAGTCGCCCATAGGGGCGGCAACTCGTTACCCAGAAGCGGTCGCAGTAGATCCGTTTGCAACAGCAACGGCAGTCTATCTGTGGCCGCCGATAAATCGTACGATGCAACCCACTCACCCTCCTCTCGGAAGGTTTTGATGAGACTTTCAACCGGACGCGTCTGGTCGAAAGTTCCATCTGTAGGAAGCATTCGTAGGTGTCGAAATACCCACTTATGCAAGGGCTGCATAACTGCCTGAGTGACGATGTTCACCATGGCGAACACTCGGATCTTGCCAGGTTCTTCCTTGAACCCTAACCGTCCGAACATGATCGGTTTTCCACCCCAAGTTACAGAGTTCATCCAAAGGCGAACCGCCTTTGAATTATCTCGAGAGTCAGCCCATTCCTGAGCTAACTTCCGATTCTGTAGATGGAGTGGAGAACCGGCATATCCCTCTCTGGGATCCCAAGGTTTCTCTGGAACAACTATTTCTAGTTGCTTCTCCGCATAAGCGATAGCTCGTGCTTCGAAGAATTTCCAGATAGGCTTAAGACCCCAGATCAAGTCTAGACCATCTACCAGTGCAAGCCAACGTAGTAACGTTGACTTCATAAGAGGATCAGAAGCGAAAGCTAACAGATCCCACGGAAGCCCCATTACTGAGGCGAAGCCTTGCGAATTAGGCGAGGCTTTCCGTATAAATGGAATAGACCACGGAGTTAGGTCCTTAGAAGGATCTAATTTCCATTCGGACCCGGTGATTAGCCGAGCCCTACTATAGAAATCGGGTATCCACGCATTCCACCCATTACGAAATCCAGAAAGATCCTTCCCGGGTTTCGTAATAGTACCTAGTTTCAGTGTCCCCTTATACTCGATCACTCTATAGAGGCCGAATAAGGTTAACCAAAACCGGATTACTCCAATATCGCCTGATAATATCAGCCGTCGATGTTGGGGGTTAATAATACGTGGAATCCCACGGCGAGTCCGAGAGACGTTCGCTCCTAGGGCCCAAGGGCTTTGATCTTTCATCCCACCCGCCGCGTGCTGCAATAGCACGTAGCAGGCTTTCAGATAGATCGCTAAACCTCGGGACCCCATCGAGACGTACATACGTCTTACGTTCCGAGCGTAACCCCAAGTGACCTTCACCAAAGAGCTTGTTAATTGCCCAAAGACTAACGGGACGCTTCTCAGAAGCAATCCCGCTAGTTTTACTTCTGCTTTTACACAGAAGGACCAGGTTAACGTATGCGGCACCAGGCGCCCGTAAAGGTGTCTGATGTTTAGCATGAGTTAAATAAACTCTTTAGAGATTATTATAACACGTTAACCCTTCTGTTCCCAACTCCCTCCTAGGAAGGGTTGGCAGAAGGTCGCTTTAGCAAGCTCGAGGAGTGTTAATCCTCTTAAGGTTACCTGCGACTACGTCACATATAATCAAGCCCCCCTAGGTCTCCCTAGGTTTTCCAGATCAGCGATCCGTCCTCTCTATGTCTCCATAGAGAACTCGATTAGAGATGCTTTCGCATCGCAGGGACCTCAACTCGGTTGGGATCCTTTGCGACGAGGTTCGCCTCACGGCGAGGAGGGCTCAAGCAGTCTTCCAGACTCTTGAATACGCACTTCCAGGCATTTAGTCCTAAAAGAACGGGCTTAGCCCGCTCCCACCGACCTCCCTTTCGGGTTTAATCGATGGATACGCTGCTCCTTTCGGAACCCTCCAATCAC